TATAATGTCGCAACTCTTTGGATTTTCACTAGAGAGAGCAAAGAAGGTTCCAAAGGGGCCTTCTTTCGTTCAGAAGGATAGTTTAGATGGATCGCAACCTGTAGTAGGAGGCGGTTACTATGGCTATTCTGTTGACTTTGATGGTCAGTTACGTAATGAGTATGAACTAATAACCCGTTACAGGGAAATGGTTCTCAACCCAGAATGTGATAGTGCTGTTGATGATGTTGTTAATGAAACCATTTGTGGTAACTTTGATGACGTTCCCGTCTCTGTAGAATTATCAAATTTAAAAACATCTGAAAAGATCAAGAAACTAATTCGTGAAGAATTTGGTGAGATACTCCGTCTTCTTGATTTTGATAACAGATCATATGAGATCTTCCGTCGATGGTATGTTGATGGGAGATTATTTTTTCATAAGGTTATTGACCCAAAACAACCTAGAAAAGGACTAGCAGAATTAAGGTATATTGATCCTCGTAAGATCCGTAAGGTAACTGAGTACGAAGCAAAAAATCCTCAGACTTTACGTTCTCAAGATCTGAATACACAACTCACCCAAAAGAGTGCAGAGTATTTCCTTTATAACCCCAAGGGTTTAAGGAATTCTTCCATGCAAGGAATGAAGATTGCTCCAGACTCTGTTTGTTATGTTCATTCAGGTGTCCAAGATCTAAATAAGAATTTAGTTTTATCACACTTACATAAAGCAATTAAGGCAGTCAATCAGTTAAGAATGATTGAAGACTCTCTTGTTATCTACCGTTTATCAAGAGCACCAGAAAGAAGAATTTTCTATATTGATGTTGGTAATCTACCTAAGAATAAGGCAGAGCAATACCTCCGTGAGGTAATGGGTCGTTACAGAAACAAACTTGTATACGATGCTAACACTGGTGAGATCAAGGATGATAAGAAGTTCATGTCTATGTTAGAGGACTTCTGGCTTCCAAGACGTGAAGGTGGTAGAGGAACAGAGATTACTACCTTACCTGGTGGACAGAACCTTGGTGAATTAGAAGACGTTAAGTATTTCCAAAAGAAACTTTATAAGGCACTCAACGTTCCATCCTCAAGATTAGAGACAGAGACTACATTTAACATTGGTCGTGCTGCTGAGATCACAAGAGATGAAGTTAAGTTCCAGAAGTTCGTTGCAAGATTACGTAAACGTTTCTCTGAACTATTCGCTGATCTCTTAAAGACCCAGTTAGTTTTAAAAGGTATTGTTACCTTGGAAGACTGGGAAGATATGAAGGAGCATATTCAGTTTGATTATATCGCTGATAACTACTTCACTGAACTCAAAGAGATTGAGATACGCAACGAAAGGTTAAACGTAGTTAATGCTATGGATCCTTATGTTGGTAAATACTTCTCGATTGAGTACATCCGTCGTCAGGTCTTGAAACAACAGGATCCTGAGATCAAAGAGATGGATAAACAGATTGAGCATGAGATGGCAGAAGGTTTGATCGCTGATCCAGCTGCGGAACTTGAAGCAATGCAAGATCCTATGCTAGGTGGCAATGGTCAATTGGCACCAGGAATGGCACCAACACCTGATCAATCTCAGGCAGTCCCCTCCGCAGATCAGCGCAGAGGAGAATTTTAATAAATAAATAGAAAGTGGGATTATTATGCCTAGTGAAATTGCCAATAAAATAGTTGATCACATTTTTAGTGACGAAAAGTCTCGTGCTATCGACGCTACAAATGATGCATTAGCTGCGGCTACATATGATGCTATACAAGCACAGAAACTAGAGTTTGCAAAACAAATGGGTTTTGAGCTTGATCAGACTGCACAATCTGCAGCTGATGATCTTGAAGATAAAGTAGTCGCTGATGGAGAGGAGGGTGAACCAAAAGTAGAACCCGAAGCTCAGAGAATGCCTCACGAGCCACCTCCTGAAGAAGTCGCTCTTGGAGATCAGGAAGTTCCTGAACAACCAGAAGCAGAACTTGAACCCACCGAAGAACAACCTACAGAGGAACCCGAAGATGAGACTGATAGCTGAAGAAATAACTCAAGTAGAATTTCTATCTGAGGAAAAGGACGGTAAAAGGTCACACTTTATAGAAGGTGTTTTTCTCCAGGCTGAAATAGAGAATAAGAATGGTCGCAAGTATCCATTCAAAACTCTTCAGCGTGAGGTTGCTAAGTATGATGAGAACTACATCAATAAAGGTCGTGCTCTAGGTGAGCTCGGTCATCCTGATGGACCTTCTATTAATTTAGATCGTGTTTCTCATAAGATTGAATCTTTGAAAGAAGATGGAACCAATTTCGTAGGACGTGCCAAGATACTTGACACACCTATGGGAAACATTGCCAAGAACCTTCTTGATGAAGGTGTAAAACTTGGTGTGTCATCAAGAGGTATGGGTTCACTCCGCAAGGAAGAGAGCTGTAGCATAGTTCAGGATGACTTTATGCTTGCAACTGCTGCTGATATAGTAGCAGACCCATCTGCACCTGACGCTTTCGTTGATGGAATTATGGAAGGTAAAGAATGGGTATGGGAAAATGGAATGCTTAAAGAGTCTGCAGTAGCGGAAATTAAGCAGGAAATTGACCAAGCAACTCTTATAAACTTACAAGAACGCAAGATTGCCGCGTTTGATAAGTTTTTGAGAAGTTTGTAATTTATAAATAATCGTAGACAAACGACAGTATTCGGAGTTAAATCAAATGTCTGAGACCCTCGACAAAGAGCTAGATAACATGGAACAAGTGAGCGAAGACGCAGCTACTGGTGTTGCAGCTATCAAAAAAGGTGCTACCCCAGGTCAAAAAATAGATACCTCTCAAGGTAAATTCAACGCTATTGGTGGATCTGATAGTAAAGGAAAGCCTGAAGGTACTGCTAATTTGGGCAAAGCCGCTGCTGGTTCCACATCCGTAGAAGGAGATAAATCCATTCAAACGAAACCTTCTGACGCATCCACTGCTAATGTTGGGGCGAAACTGTCACCACAAATCTTCGATGACGTTAACCATGACGAAGAAGAAACCATCCAAGAGGAAACCCCTAAAGCCGAGTACGACTTTAGTGAAGATGTTGACGCTCTTGTCGCTGGTGAAGAACTAAACGAGGAATTCAGAGATCGTGCAAAGACAATCTTTGAGGCTGCCGTAACCTCTCGTATAAACGAAGAGTTAAAGGTTATGCAGGAATCTTTCGAGTCTGCTCTTACTGAGGAGATCGATAAGGTCAAAACAGAATTGGCTGAAAAAGTTGATGACTACCTATCTTATGCTGCTGAATCTTGGATCAAGGAAAATGAACTCCAGATTGAGCACGGAATCAAAACTGAGATGGCAGAAACCTTCTTTAACGGCTTAAAGAGTCTTTTCGTCGAGCACAACTTTACTGTGCCCGAAGAGAAATTCAACCTCCTTGACGGGATGGCTGAAGAGCTAGATGAAATGGAGAATAAACTCAATGAGCAAATCGACACCAACGTTGGCTTGAACAAGCGAATTGGTGAGTTTGTCAAAATGGAAATTGTGAACGAATGCGCTGCAGGTCTCGCTGAGACCCAGAAAGAGAAACTAGTTTCTCTCGCAGAGGGTGTTGAGTTTGAAACTGAAGAAGATTTTCGCAAGAAAGTCGAAACTATCAAGGAATCATACTTCACTAGGAAGGCCGAGACTGCTGAAACAGCAGTTGAACCCACCGAAGAAGCATCTGCACCTTTGGTAGAAGAGACTACTAGTGGCACTATGTCGAAGTACGTAGATGCGATTGCTAGATGGTCTGACAAATAATTAATCAAAACTACTTTTAAACGGAGAAACAATGGCTGATTTAAAGCAACTCCAGGAAAAGTGGGCACCCGTACTGAATCACGATGCTCTTCCAGAGATAGAGGATTCACATAAGCGTGGCGTTGTCGCACAACTTCTGGAAAACCAAGAAAAAGCATTAGTCGAAGAAGGACAAATCCTTACTGAGACACTACAAACTGTAGGCACTGGCGGATACGGTGCTGGAGCTACTGCAACAGGTCCTGTTGCTGGTTTCGACCCCGTACTGATCTCATTGATCCGTCGTTCAATGCCTATGTTGATCGCCTATGATATTGCTGGCGTTCAACCAATGACAGGTCCAACAGGACTTATCTTTGCCATGAGAACCAACTACGGTTCTGAAAGAGATCCTAACGCTGGCGGTTACGACGAAGCATTCTTCGACGAGCCAAACGCAGGTTTCTCTGGAGGTCCAGGAAACGCATACGATCCTGGTGCATCTTCCAGTGCAAACAACGATGCTGAAGGTAACAACCCTGCACTACTCAACGATTCCCCTGCTGGAACTTATGAGTTGACAGGTGATGCTCAGGGTATGGCAACAGCCACCGCTGAAGCACTCGATGATAGCAATGCCACCAACACGGCCTTCCGTGAGATGGGATTCTCTATCGAGAAAGTAACGGTTACTGCTAAGTCTCGTGCGTTAAAAGCTGAGTACAGTATCGAGCTTGCTCAAGACTTGAAAGCAATTCATGGTCTTGATGCCGAGCAAGAGTTAGCAAACATTCTCTCAACAGAGATCCTTGCTGAAATCAACAGAGAAGTTGTTAGAACTATCTACACAAACGCTGTTGCTGGTGCTCAGAACAATACTGCTGCTGGTGGTATCTTCGACCTAGACGTTGACTCAAATGGTAGATGGTCTGTTGAGAAATTCAAGGGACTTCTATTCCAGATCGAACGAGATGCTAACGCTATCGGACAGCAAACTCGTCGCGGGAAGGGCAACATTCTAATCTGCTCTGCAGACGTTGCATCTGCTCTTGGAATGGCTGGCGTTCTTGATTACGCTCCTGCTCTTAACGGAAATAACGGACTAACTGGTGTTGATGACACTTCTTCAACTCTTGTTGGTACACTTAATGGTCGCATTAAGGTTTACGTTGACCCATATTCCTCTAACGTTGCTGATAAGCACTTCTACGTTGCAGGTTACAAAGGCTCTAGTGCATATGACGCTGGACTCTTCTACTGCCCATACGTACCGCTACAGCAAGTCAGAGCAATCAACCCTAACACCTTCCAACCAAAAATTGGCTTCAAGACTCGTTACGGAATGGTTTCTAACCCCTTCGCACAAGGTCTTACCCAAGGTTCAGGTGCTCTTACTGCTAATACTAACAAGTATTACAGACGTGTACAGGTTGCAAACCTCATGTGATCCAACGGATAACACATTTAGAAAAGAGACCCTTGACGGGTCTCTTTTTTTATGGTATAATTTATTTGTTACAGCGACGGTTGTAACACGGGAGTGACTGAATTAAACTTGCTGGCAATGGTCTAGTTAAGGTGATGAGTCAGAGGTGGTGCTCGCTGTGGTAACACAGAACTGTTTAACCAGACAGGACTTATGCAACGCAGTAAAAATTTACTTATGTAGAAATGCCCTGTGTTTGTTGGTATACATTATTCCAACCTCCCACATTTTTTTTATAAATAAATCAGTTTGTTCAAAAATAATGACAAGTTTGATTGATCCAAAGGAATTTACGGATGTTGTGACCGAGTTACGGTCATTTTTTTTGTCTAAAAATTTTTACGAAGTACATACACAAAATCGTTTAAGCATCCTTGCTGCATGTGAAGACCCTGAGACTGTAGCAAGTTATGAGTATGGTGGTAATATTTGGCCACTACCTCAGACAGGTCAGATGTGGCTTGAACATGAATTGCTTTCTAACCCTTCAGCAGAAGGGTTTTTCTGTGTCTCTACATCGTATAGGGCAGAACCAAATCCTGTTGCAGGTAGACACGAAACAATCTTTCCCATGTTTGAGTTTGAAATGAAGGGAGGTGTTAAAGAACTTCAAGACATGGAGTGGGAGTT